AACCAGAATAGTTCATATTAACCCATGCGTGATTACCCACGGAGTTAAAAGTTGTGGGAAAAGAACCCGTAGGTCCAGTAGGACCGGGGGGACCTGTAGGACCAGTGGGACCCGTAGGACCCGTAGGACCCGTAGGACCCGTAGGACCTGAAACTCCTGAAGCCCACGTACCGTCACCACGCAAGAATGTTGTGCTTGACGGTGTACCTGTGACGGGATTAGCCGCCATATTGGTAACTGTGCTAATTAGTGTGCCGGAAGTTGGCAATGTTAGCGATGTATTACCTGTTGCAGTAAAGGTCTGAGTGAATGCTCCTGCATGAGATAAATTACCAGCAACAGTAATAGTGTTTGCGCCGTTGTTAACGCCTGTGCCACCATAAGTTGGTCCAATAATACCTGCATTCCAGGTACCAGTAGCTACTGTACCTAAAGTTGTAAGGCTTGTTGAACCTGCAAGTGGTGAAGCTCCGACAGTGTTATATGAGATAGTTAATGCCGAAGCACCGTTAAAAGTAGAACCAGAAGCCGCGCCAGTTCCACTATTATTGATTGTCAGCGAATTAGCGGTTGAGCTAAGAGTTGTAACTGTCCATGCAATAAAATCAACAATATCCCCAGAAGCCGCGCCAGTCGCTAAAACAACAGTAGTCCCGGTAGTTGCCGTGTAATCGGTCGGAGACAACATTACACCATTTAAATATACTTGAATGTATCCAACTGAATACGATACAGAAAATGATGTTTGGCTTGCTGTAGCTGTTACTGTCGTACGTGTATAGTTAGATGACGCACTAAATGATGTCCAAGTAGGCGGGGAGCTAGAACCTTGTGAAGTTAAATACTGACCAGTAGTTCCATAAGAACCGTTAAAAGCTATTTGATTTGCCGGTCCGGCAGTAAACGCGTCTATCGCATTATTATTTGTAACGACACGATAACTGTTACTAGTGTACGTTCCAACAACAAAATCCCCATAATACGCATAGATGTATCCGTTATTAGGTTTGTTAAAAGCACCGGCAACTTGCGCTGTAATAGACGTGCCATTAGACACTGTCTGCGCACTGCTCATTGTGTAAGTGCCTACCCCGCCAGGAACATAAAAGTTATATGTGCCCGCTGCCTGAACTGTAAAGTTAACATTAGCAAGCGAAGAGTTAACTAAGTTAACACCATTACCTGTAGCCGTAAAACTACCAACAAAAGTTCCCGCAGGTACGCCTGTACCTGACACTAAATAACCAATGGCAATACCCGCAATTGATGAAAGTACAACTTGGTTTTGCCCTGTGCCGCCACCACTTACAAAAGTAGGGGAAGCCGCAGCTGTTCCAGTTGATGTTAGTTGGGTTGTAATTGTTGGTGAGCCAGAAAATCCTGTACCAGATAAAACAGCGCCATAAAGTAAGTTGCCTGTTGTTTGTGATGTAATGGTTAGAGTTGTACTTGATGTGCCGCCCGTGCCGCCCACACCTGTAAATGCGCCATAACCGGAGCTGTTAATCCCGGCGTTAACATAGTAACCTTGGTCGTTATAAATAGCATAATCAGTTGAAGCGATGCCGCCACTACTTTGGTTCTGAATAGCCGCGTAAATATAGCCGTTAAAATTTCCAGCGGACTGAGAAACTATATTTGTATCTTGGTAATTTAAAGCGCCATAGTTAAACACGCCTGTACTAGCAGGATTAGCAATTGTCCCAGTCGCAGTAAACGTAGGATCTGATACCACACCACTAGCATTTTGAATTGCGGATTTTTCAGCTGGGTACGTACAAAATACAGTTAATGTATTAGATGTGCTAAAACTAATAAGCGCTGTGGTACCAGATGAATTTGCCAGAACCGTGGTTCTGCTTAAAGTATTGGGCGTGCCAGATGTGACAGTTCCATACCCCACTTCCCAAACATAGGCAGTTGGGTCGTATATACAATAATACGTGGAGTTGGTATTACCAATGCCACTTATAAAAGATTGAAATCCAACAACAGCACCCGCGAGGTTAACCGAACCCGTACCCGTAGATACAGTTCCGGTTTCTTGAACTCGGTCTGCAACAACAAAAGCCATTTAAGGCTCCTCTTAAGAAGTAGCAGTTGTACTATATGTAACTGCTACAGTATCGCCTGAAGTTGTAGTTTTAGCTACAGAGAACAAACCTTCTGAGTACAACGTACCTGTTGTTGAACTTTGTGTGCTTGAAGCACCGGAGCCCAATACCAAAAAACATCCGTACACTGTACCGCCAGAACCTGTAATTGTATAGGTAATAGCTGTTGCTGTACTAGAGGTTACGTTAGAGGGTGTAGATCCTGTACTGGTAGATGACGCAAAAACTGCGGTGCCACGGACAGCTGATCCACCGACGGTATAGTTAATGAACTCTGTCCATGTATGAGAAGCCATTGTGTCTGAAGCAGACGCTGTAAAGGTGTTACTAATAAGTCCTAAATACGGACCTGTAACCGAGTAACTAGAACCTTTAAGTAACGTATCAAGCATCAATTGCTTACCTACAGCTACCACTAAGTTAGGAAATTCTTCTTCCCATTTGATATTACCTGCAGCATCACGGCATACAACATGATACCAGCCTTCAACACCCATACCTTCTGGAATAGTGGCGTTGGCTTGCAATGTAGCTACTGCGTGGTCGCCAAAGTTTGAAAGTTCGTTAGTCATTTTGACTCCTTAATTAATGCGAATAATAGCCGATGTATTGGTTGCGGCTGGAAACTGAACTGTGAATGTGGCGTTAGAAGTCTTGGACGAACCAAAATCTAAAACACAAACTGCTGGGTTTGTTGTGCCATTATTCAAATAAATAAGAGCACCTCGTGCGCTAATCACACCGTTCCAAACAGCATTGGCAAAAGACACATACGCTGTATCCCCGCTTGACCCTACCGTTGGAACTTGGTTAACAACAAGAAGTTGACCGCCCGCGGTATACCCGCCACCACTTGTCTCACCTGCATTGGTATAAGACTGTGTGGTTTGGTTTAGTGTCGCAGCGTTGGTGTAAAGCGCAATGTAAAAATTACCGGACGTAAAATTATATACGCCGTTCATCATACCGGTCTTAAATACATCACACGCCCAATTGCCAGTAAATGCCATTTTATGTCACCTTCTGACGATATTGACCTGAACGATAAGCATCTTGTCTTTCCAGACCATCGCCCAAACGTTTTGCTTCCATAAGCGCTTCTTTGTACTTGCCGTCAATTCCAGCAATAATGTCTGCCTCAGACTTCATAAATGTGTAAGCCTCGACCAAACAACCGTACAAGAGTGCAGAGTCGTAATTATCGCCAAGCCATGTAGTGCCTGTTGCATTAGATACTGTGGTTACAGTACAGGTAAAGTTTGTACCGCTTGCACCAATACTTGTGGGCGCAGTAAGTACATCCCCAACAGAATACAATGCGCCGCCACTTGTAGGAGTAATTGCCGTGACAATGCCGCCTGAAGACACTGTGATCGTAGCAATACAAGAATTACCATTACCGCCATTAAGCGTAACATCATAGTACGTGCCTGCCATATACCCAGAACCGCCTGTAGCAATAGTCAAAGCCGTTACCGCACCTTGAATAATTGTTGGTGGGTAGTAGTAATAATGGAGTTCTACGTTATACGCTTGGTCTGGTGTTGGACCCAACAAAAAACTTAGTTCGGCAACGTTGCCATACTGTGGACCAAAAAGCGCGTAATACTGGGGCTGCTGATTAAAAGATGAGGAGGTGCTTGGAAATGCTTCGCGTATAAAGTTAACATCCTTATTAATAAGGTATGTGTACTGATTAGCATTAGCGCCGGTAGTTGGATAAACCGCAACAGAATAAACAGACAAAAAGTCATTTGGGCAAGACAAATAAGGATTGCCTGCCGTGGTTGTTCCTGTTACGTTAGCGCGAAGACTTGGAAACTGGATCGTATTGTATATACGTTGCTCAGCCTGCTCGATGAAACGATTAATCTGCGTAGTGCTAGATTCTGTTGTTCCATCAGCAAGGTATACAGTCGGAAATTGATTTTCCGTGTATGACTGAATTGCGGTTACCAGTTCCGTATAGGTCACGCCATTGGTCCTCTAGCTATTCTGCCTTTAGTGGCTGCACCGTTACCACGTGTCTCAATACCTGTATTTTTAGGACCATTTGTAATGTTGCCTAAACTTACGCGTCTTGCGGGCATACCGCCAGGAGTAGATTCGTCCGCACGCATTGTATTCGGGTCAGTAGCATAATGAACAGCCTCTTGTCCATTAATAACATTACCCTTCATGTTATGTGCTTGCGCATATAACGAAGCTGGACCTACCTCTTTACCGCCCTTTTTCATACTGAATTTAGCCATTACTTGCCCCTTTGGTTGTTGGCACGTGCCATATTGCGACCAACTGCGCGCATGGCTTGACCAGTTACTCCGCCCTTTTTAAGCTTAGCGAGGTTTGTTTTTTTGTTCTCATGCAACTGTTTGTCGTGCATGCCAAAAGCCTTTTTGATCAGCTTTTTGTCTTCTTTAATATCGTCGTGCTTCATGATCAACTCCTACGTTGTAGCGATTGTAACTTGCCCTATTGATACGGTCAAAGCCAAATTGTTTGGCGTAAGCCCTGCATCATCTAAACTTGCACCACCCACAGGGTTCCACCCCCATTGAATGATACGACTACCACCTTCGTTTTCACCGTTTTGTAAGATACTGGAACTGTTTCCTTGTTGTACTTGCAAACCGCTAAGTCCAGAAGTAATGTACGTTGTATCCGGTCTTGGATCGCGTACACCTTGTGGGTCATCAACTGGGTACATACCCAGTTGAAGTTGGGGTTGATCTGGGTCCCAACACTGCGGGCAAACTTTGAGATCATAAGTCTTTGTCTTGATGACCTCTTTTTTAAGTTCCCGAAGCTTAAACTGGAATCCGCACCGATCACACTCGGCAATCGAGTTCTTGCCGGATGAAAACCGATTACCCATTTAAATACCACCACCTATGAACATTTGCCTTGGCACCAAGCGCAAAGCAGCCTTTTCGTGATCTTCGTAAGCGGCGAGTTCCCAGAACTCATCGTATTGTTGTTTTAGCACAGGCAAACGGTTCATGCCGTCTGGCACTTTGAGCGCAACGTAATAAGCCAAACCCGCAACCATTGCAGGTACAAATCTAAAAGGGACATCCATGACGTTGTTGCCGTACTGAGATGCGTCTTGCGTTCTACGCATACGCCAGTAGACAAACTGGTATGTTTGTACGCCGTCTGGAGTAGGCCATACGGTTATAGCAGGTAAATTAGGGACGTTGACAACTGAGCCAACAGGAAAACTAGCAGCCGTTGTGCCGTTCTGTCCTCTAAAACAATTACCAAGCGTATTGCCTGAGATGTCGTTGTAATAAATTGTTTCTGTAACGCCGTTTGATACTAAGTTAACAAACCCAGCAGAAGCCAGATTTGCAGTCGATGTCAGCGTAATGGTCGTATCGGTCGCACCAACTGCACTTGCAACGGTGAACCCAGTTGGGTAAATCTGTCCGTCCAAACGCTGCACCCAAACCTGAATGGGACGTGCTTGATTAAGTTTGTTTGGAATTGTTGCATACGTGGAGACACTGATACGTGTAATCGTTAAGTCCGCCTGAGTGGACGTATTGTTAGGGTTTGTCCTAATAACGTGATCTAAAAGATCCACTGTGTCATTGGGCAGCGCATACGTGTTGAGTCCTTGTTGCAAAGTAATCGTACCTTGCTCAATCGTCCACATGTTGATGCCCCTGTTCGCCCAGTCAGCAAACAGTAAATTAAGGGACCTACGCGCTGTGCGTAGGTCGTAGCCAGAACGCATTTCATAACCCGCACGCTCATACGCCTCTTCGCACGCTTCCGTGAGATTAAGGTTAAACGACGCCGTACCGGACGTCATCGAGTTGAGCGTGGAGATGGTCATTTCTTCTTCATTCCTTTAAGAGTCTCAGCAAGGCGCGCTTGCTTCCCAACTTTGCCAGAACTCTTAGCAGCTTTAGCCAGCTTTTTCGCCGGAATTTTTTCACCTTTGGGGATGCCCAAAGATTTATGCAAGCCACCTTTATTTTTAGTAGCATCTGCAATCCAGTTCTTAGCCATGATTATTTGCTCGCTTTAGCATCTACCACCACTGTTTCTTCAACCACTGGAGTAGATTCCACAGAAGCTGGAGCAGGTGTATCGACTGGAGCAGCAACCACAGGGGCGGGAGCAGAATCAACTGGAGTAGGATTGACATGCGATTCCAAGTGGTTAATCAATTCTTGCAACTTCTCATTAACTTTGTTGCCTTTAGACACTTGGTTAATAACGTGTTGTTGAAGCTCTTGCAATAGCAAGTGTGCTTCGTCTTCTAGT